GTCCTCATAGACAACCCGATAGTCTGACTGCACACCCTCAAGGTTCTCTTTGGCCCAGCAGAGCCTATCCCATAGATGTGTGCCTTGAAACTCTGGGGTCACTGTCATGCGAGGTCTCCGAACTCTTGGATATGAAAATACAACGAGTCATTTGTTGATGCGTTATTTGATACGTTACCTGTCCAGTCGGCGTTACGTTGCTTTATAGAACCGGCTGACTGAACATAATCGTTACTTACCGTGCCACCTATAAAGTTTACATTGGTAATATTTGTGTGGCTGTGGCCGTAATTTACGCTAGAAAACGAAGTGGTAAAGTTAGTTTGATAAATTCCAGTAGATACATCTGTGACACTGCCAACATTCAGACTATCCCTGATAGCGTTGCTTGAGCCATTAAAGTTGAGATAGACTTTGGCTGAACCAGAAATAGGGTAGGTTGTATCCACCGAACCCGCAGTCGAGTGCGTCAGGGTATCTGCTTTGAGTGTACCGAATGCCATTTACCCCTCCAGTGCCGTGAGGCGTGTTTCAATGTCAGCCAGACGCTGCTCAGTAGCTGCGCCGACAAACGCCATCAACTCAGCGTAGCGGATGCCAAGCCGTGTGCGCTGCGTTGCGCCTTCCGGTGCTTCATCTGCTGTATGGTATGTGTCTATGCGGGTGTATGCGTCCTGCGCTTCAATGCCAGCTTCTTCATCAGCCTCAACAGCCGCAACATCTGTGCTGGTTTCCCACCAAGTATCACTACACCAGAACGCATAGTTGCTTGCGTCAAGGCCAGCATCGGTCATTGCGGTCTGTACTTCCTGTGCAATCACCCCTGTATGTGTACGGGCCGCATCGCCCTTTGCCGCAACCTTGTCCTGCCACTTAAAAGTCTTAAACAGTTTGCTGATAGCCTTCGCCGCTGTCATTTCGGCAGTGGTTAAGCTGGCAATGTCTTGCTTTTCATTCTGGTCGGATGTTTGGATAGACCCATTTGTTGCAAAGATGTCGTCAAAACGTGCGCCACCCTCGCCTAAATCAATGACATTATCCCGTGCCGCACCGGAACTTGTACACGGCAAAATTCTGTCTTGTGCGTTTTGATACACCAAACCTACATTGGCGCTATGGATGAATAAATTTCCTCCGTTTATACCAACCGTGCCTTTTGTAGACCCATCACGACGTATTTGAATAACTTCGCCGTCATCCCCAGTACGATTTAAACGAGCAACTGCGTTTGTTGCTTTAGCCGCCTCAATTGAACCATCATATCCAAGTCTTATACCTGACCCGCTGCTTAAATTTCTAGGTGCTGCGTCAGTCGTACCCACCAGCACGTTGCCCGACGCATCTATTCTGAGGCGTTCTATAGGGCTGCCACTGGTATTATCATTTGTGCCAAAAATAAGGTTGTAACCGGGGCTTACGTAACTGTAACCGATAGCAACGCCATATACCGCAGTATCATACCCCGCAAGAAGCGTCGCAGTTTTGTTTGCAACTTCCATACTTGTTTCTGCTGCAAGCCCAACAACATCAAAATCAGAATCACTTGTTGTAGCGTTGGCAGTTTTGACAGTTAATTTCCCGCGAGTTGTACTTTGCCCAACACCGATGTTACCCGACGCAACTACAACATCGCCCGTGCCATCAGGGTCGAGGGTGATGTCGTTGTTACTCGCAAGGCTGGTGATTTTGTTTGTCTTTACTTCACTCATGCGAGGTCTCCAAAAATTGCAGCGTAAGGACACTGGTCCGACGCACCGTTTGAATCTGCATCGTTTGTTTCACTGACTATGCTTGACGTTGTAGAAGCGCCGTCAAGACAATGTGTATTGTTAGTTCCCTTACAGCCTGTAACAAAAATAAACTGTCGAGTAGCCATCGCAGAGGTCAAAGCCACCGTAAGTGCGCCTGTGTCTCTATCCGTACCGGAACTTGCGTTAAGCGATTCAGACGACATTGTGTTGTTAGCGATAGTCATAAACTCGCTGTCGATATTAAAGGCATAAACCGCCTTTGCAGCCTCTTGCTTCGTCAGCGTAGCCGCACCGCCGCCTGTACTCTGGATGGTATCTGCCTTCAATACACTCATAGCGTCACCAATGTTCCACCGCTTTCAACGGTCAGGGTTACGCCACTGCCTACAGTAAACGGGCCAGTCACGTTTGCGTTCTCAGTTGCAAGGATGGTTGTATTCGCCGTCAACGACTGTGCGTTGGTACGGAACAGGCCACCACCCTTGAAGTTGCCCTTGTTCTCAGCAGCAGGTGTGATTGTTGCACCCTGTGGAGCAAGGTAGTTCACAAAGATATTGCCGGTGCCACTCGACGGGGCAGCAGTGAATGTCAGCGTAGTACCATCAGGAATAGTGTATGCGGCAGTGTCTTGGACAACACCGTCAACAGACACAAGGACATCTTGGACAGATGATACTGCGGTGGTCAGGGTGAATGTGGTATCGCTGCCATCACCATTGAACCGCTGTACTGCAGTCGTACTCTGGAAGTTATCGGCTGTTTGCTGACCCAGATACGGCATTAGGTTATCTCCATCATGCTCATAGTTACGCTGACCTTATCCGCTACGGAACAGTCAATCTGAATTTTATCTGTAGTTTCAAGCACTACTTTGTTACCGGCAAGGATTTCAAGAGATGCACCAACAGGAATGGGGGCATCTTTCAACAGGAATGTTGTTGTGTTGGTTGCTGAACGTCCACCACCAGATGTGTCACTAACCAGCTTTACACTAGCTGTAACCTGACTGGTGTGTACATTAGCCAAGACCATACCCAAGATAATGGTAGTTGTACTACCGGGTGCTGTGTATAGGTCTTCTGGCGTACCGCTAGATGCTGGCATAACGTCATGCGATACAACTTTGAATGTATTAGCCATTTATTTCTCCAAATTGTAGTATAATTATACCATACTCATAACGCTTTGTCAAGCATTTATTTTATTAGCCAAGTGCAATTGCAAGGGCTGTCGCTTCGTTAGCAGCATCAGCAGCAGTTACAGCACCGATGTCTGAAAGAACCTCTGATGTAGAACGGCTCTCAAGGCCGTTAGCTGTGAACCGTGCGTACTCATCATCTGCAACTGACGCACTGTCAATCTTTACAGCATTGGTATTTGATATACCAAATGTCAGTGAAGCCTGACCACCGATATCTGAAAGGACTTCCGCTGCAGACCGGCCTTCGATAGACGTGCCATCAATACGGAGGAAGTCATCATCTGCTGCACCGCTTGTAAACACAGCCACATTGCCGTTGCTTATACCCGTGTCTGTTACGGCTGCTGTACCCAGACCCAGTGATGTACGTGCAGTCGCACCAGACTCTGCTACAAAGTTGCTGCCGTCGCCTACGATAAAGTTGCCGTTGGTTACAGCCAGCCCTGCTACATCCTGAAGCTGTGCATCAAGTCGTGCGTTAGCTACGGTGCCAGTAAGCTGGGAAGCATCAATAGACTTGTTGGTAAGTGTCTGACTGCCAGAGAGTGTAGCTACAGTGCTGTCAATTGCCAGTGTTACTGAATTGCCTGTCGCACTAGAGTCTAGGCCAGTACCACCTGCAACAGTCAGTGTTTCACTGTCGAGGTCAATCGCTATTGTACCAGAATCTGTGGTAATGTCAAGGTCTTCTGCAGTAATTTGTGTATCTACATAGTCCTTGACTGCTGCAGATGTTGGCAGAGAGGTGTCATTATCACTAGAGCCAATACCTTCGGATTCAGTTACAATGGCTGAACCCTTGAAGTTATCAACCTCAATGTTAGAAACTGTGTTGCTGTCTACGTCAATAGTCTTGTTAGTCAGAGCCTGTGAGCCTGACAGTGTGGCTACAGTGCTGTCAATGGCAAAAGATACATCGTTGCTAGAACCTGTAGTGTCGATACCTGTACCGCCAGTGAAGGTCATTGTCTCACTGTCAAGGTCAATCGACAATGCGCCGCCACTGTCAGCTTGGAAATCCAAGTCAGAGGCAGTTACCTGTGCGTCTACGTAGGCTTTAATTGCCTTTGCAGAAGCAAGGGTAGTATCTGTACCGGCAACAGATGACAGGTCTGTGTCCAGTACACCAGACTTCAGATTGTCTACTTCAATGTTGGATACAGTGTTACTGTCTACGTCAATAGTTTTATTGGTGAGTGCCTGAGAACCAGAGAGGGTGGCTACTGTGCTGTCAATAGCAAAAGTAACAGCGTTACCTGAACCACTAGTATCAACACCTGTGCCACCAGTAAACGTGAGAGTCTCACTGTCAAGGTCGATATTAAGTGCGCCACCGGAGTCTGCTTGGAAGTCGAGGTCTTGTGCTGTGACTTGTGCATCTACGTATGTCTTAATCGCCTTTGCTGACGCCAGTGTATCATCTGAGCCAGATACAGAACTGATGTCTGTGTCAATAGATGTGATAGCCGTACCAGAAGTAACTGTCAGGCTGTCGATGGTAGCAGCGTCTGCGTCAATCGTATCAATGTTTGCAGTGCCGTCAAGATAAAGGTCTTTGAACTCTTTGCCACTAGAGCCAAGGTCAATGTCGTCATCTGTGGTAGGTTCAATGACACCATCCTTGATAACAAGCTGCTCAGTGCTTGTGCCGGATACGTCAATGTTAATTTCTACTTGGTTGTTGGTGTCGTCTACGACAACTTTGTTCTTGGGTGTGGTAGAGCCAGCATCACCAATCAGTCCAATGACTGGACCTTCTGATGCTGTTCCGTCGTGTTTGTGGCCGCTGCTATTATTGAAAGCAGCAAGAACTTGGTCAAATTCATTGTTGCTATCGGCAGCATTAATAACGTCGCCGTCTGTGTACGAGGATTGTCTAGTATAACCTGCCATTAGCGTCTTGCTCCTGCATCAAATTCTAACTGAAAACCTTTAAGTGTATATGGGGCTGATGTTGCATTGTCTACCACTCGCATGGCTACAGCAAAGCCACTTCCCTCTACCGGCTGTCTTACCAATGGGTTTGACTGACCACCGTATGTAGATGTACCGTATATGGCTGAACCATATAGTGCCACTACCAAAGAACTGTCAAATGGGTAAGCAGCGGGTCTTGCAGCAGCGGGTGACTCATAGTCATACCGCAAAAACAAATCAGAGTTAATAGCACCCGTAGGTGAGTAGTTAATGATTACACGCTGGAAGTTCTTACGTATACCAGCATCACCCATTGTCATGTCAGGTGAACGATAACGTCCTATAATGTTTGTACCGTCAAATGTATTGCCAGACTCTTGCCTGTATACATACCCGTCATAGCCACCGTGTAGTACGAATGTTTCACCCTGTGCCGTAAACGAGTCGGTTGAAGATGGCTTAATACCTTTGACTGTAGAGAACTCAAAGCCTTGCTGCTTACGTACTGCAATTACACCTGTGATTGTACTTTCAACGGAACCTGCTACAGACTTGAATAGACGATACTGTGTCTTGCCCGGTATAACTGTACTCTCAAACTCGTCTACGTCAGTATCATCAAACAGTTCTTTGACATTGCCTGATATAGTTCCCAGTTCAACATCATTAATTTTTTCTGTACCTGCAACGGTGCGAAGACCATCTCGCCCAAGGAATATGATGTCACCGGCAAGTTCTTGGACAGTAAAGCCGTTAAGGCATCCGATATCTCTTGTAATTGGTTGGAGTACAAAATCTGCAACTGTGTTACCTGTCAGTCTGTATATACGTTCTTCGCCAAAGATAATCAGTTCATTACGAAACGGAAACAGTGCTGTTACTTGGCTGTCAATACGAATACTACCTGCACCATTAGCTGTACTAAAGTCGCTGTCGGTAAAAGGTGCAGTAAAGATAATCTCTTCTGGATTAGAACTATGCCCTGCAAAGAATAATGCGTCCTTAAAACCTGTAACAAACTTTGGGTTGGCTGGTGCGCCTGTGGCATTAAGGTCTGTTACCGTAGTGCCATCATACTTGGTAGCGTGATTGGCACCATCTGCCCAAACAATAAACTCTGTGCCACCTAAGTTGTAACGGTGGTGTGTGTACTTACCTGCGCTAGTACGACCTGTGTCAATCTCTGACCATGAACCGCTACCACTAGCTGCCTCAAATACTTTCTCCCCACGTGCAGCAATAACTTTGTTATTACCGTCAAAGAATGCTGACATCAATACTTTTTCAGTAGAAGATGATGTCTGCGGAACAATGTTGCTGTTCCATTTAGTGTGGCCGTTAATCCGTCTGTAGCCACCTCGAACATCCGGCTCAAAGTTTTCTAGTTCAAGAGCCATGCCGGGTTGCATCTTAAAGGTTGGCTGGTCAAGAACCAATCCACCTTCACAGGCAAACACATACGGACTGAGTTGCGCTTCATCAGCCATGTGTTAGCCCCCTGTCGGAAATACTGAAGTACCGTACCGTTGTGATTGCGGAATGTACGTAGAACGCACGTAGCTATAGTTCCTGTTAATAAACAAACTCTGCATATGCTTAATGCCTTCTTCAAACCTAGCAAAGTTAATGCCGTACTGCTGTGCTTCACCACGATACTGATAGCCGTATGCGGTGGCACCGTCTACAATTACCTGACGAAATTGTTCAGGAATTGTGGGTGCATCTGTAGCAGCAGACAAGGCAGTCGGCCTTACATATGCGTCATACTTAAGTGTGTATGCTTTATCTGGGTATGGGTACAGGCCATAGTTGTTGTCTGGTGTACGGAATACGTACAGTGGCACAGCACCTACATCTGATGTACTCTCTTGGTCGATGTGTGTATCGACATACTGGTTATAGTCCATGATGCGCAGCGTTGTACCAGCCACACCAAGAGAGTCATCCTTTGAAATACGGAAGGTCTCGTAGTCTACGTTG